AGGAAAAAGGTTTTGTCTAAAGAGTATACGCCCGACTTACAAAAATTATTTTTAGAAATGATGCTTAATGATGCACAAAATTATGTGCGTGTTCAGAATATTTTTAATCCACAAAATTTTGATCGCAGTTTAAGAGATGCTGCGCTGTTTATTCAAGAGCATAGTAAAAATCATAGTGTTTTACCAACGCGAGAACAAGTTAAAGCAAAAACAAGCACTGATCTAAAACAAGTTCCAGACATCGGTGAAGCGCACAACGACTGGTTCTTAATAGAATTCGAAGGATTTACTAAACGACAAGAGCTTGAGCGTGCTATTCTTAAGTCAGCTGATCTACTAGAAAAAGGAGAGTATGATCCTGTAGAAAAACTTATTAAAGATGCTGTGCAAATAAGTTTAACAAAAGATATGGGCACAGATTATTTTGAAGATCCGCGTGCCAGGCTTATGCGTCTTAGAGATAACAACGGACAAGTAAGTACAGGGTGGCCAACATTAGATAAAAAGTTATTTGGAGGGTTTAATAAGGGCGAACTTAATATCTTTGCAGGTGGAAGTGGCAGCGGTAAGAGTTTATTCTTACAAAACCTAGCAGTTAATTGGATACAAGTAGGTTTCAATGGTGTGTATATTACATTGGAACTTAGTGAAGAACTTAGTGCTATGCGTATTGATAGTATGCTAACAAATGTTAGTAGTAGAGAAATCTTTAAAAACTTAGATACTGTTGAAATGAAAGTTAAAATGGTAGGGAAGAAAGCAGGTAAATTACAAATTAAGTATATGTATGCACAAAGTACAATAAATGATATTCGAAGTTATGTCAGAGAGCTACAAATTAACACTGGTAAAGTTGCAGACTTTATACTTGTTGATTATTTAGATTTGTTATTGCCAGTCAGCGCAAAAGTATCTCCGAACGATTTGTTTGTAAAGGACAAGTATGTTAGCGAGGAATTACGTAACTTTGCTAAAGAACTTGATTGTATATTTGTTACTGCAAGCCAATTAAATAGAGGTGCAGTTGAAGAAATTGAATTTGATCACAGCCACATTGCAGGAGGATTAAGTAAAATTCAAACAGCAGACAATGTATTCGGTATCTTTACAAGCCGTGCTATGCGGGAGCGTGGCCGCTATCAACTACAATTAATGAAGACACGGAGTAGTAGTGGTGTAGGGCAAAAAGTTGACTTAGAATTTGACGTTGAAACACTACGTATTAGAGATTTAGGCGAGGATGAAGAAAAGAAATCAAGCAATATATATAGTAATATTAAGTTTGAGTCAGATAAAGATGTAGGTAAAATAACTGCTAGTGTGCAAAGTAGCAAACTAAAGGACATGCTAGCTGGTTTAAAACAAAGTGATTAAAATATTTTGTACTGGTAATATACTACGTCGAACAGTTGCATATGGACTAACAAATTTATTTCCAGATACTACTAGTGCAAGTTTAAGCACAGGGTGGGATTTTACTAGTTTAGATCACACAAAGTTCTGCGATGCTATATTAAAACACACGGTATTTGTTAACAGTGCATATGTTGATGCTGGGATTCAATCTCATTTAATGGACATTGTTTATCAAGAATGGATGCGAGAAAATATTAAAGGACATATTATTAACGTTGGCACCACGTTAGAAAACACCAACGATCAGACTAAATATGCCTGCAGTAAACGAGAGCTTAGGCAAGAGAGCATAAAACTTAGTGATCGTACTGGTTTCACTGGCGTAAAATTTACATATTTAGTTTTAGGCGGTATTGCAAATGGAGATCCTGCTAATGCTGATTTCGTTACACCAGAAGCAATTGCCGAAACTATAGAGTGGATAGTACAACAAAAATCTCGTATCCCATTAGTACAACTAGAGGGTGCAAAGTAGCAAACTAAAGGACATGCTAGCTGGTTTAAAAAGCAATAATTAACATGAAAGAAAACCTTATGATAAACGAAGAAAAAATTAACTTAGATATGATGCTTAAGAAGATTGAAGAAAATCTTTGGAAAACTTTAAATCAAACAAAAGATACAATACCGGTGTTATATACTGCTGCAATTTATCTTAAAGTTGCACTTAAAATATACAAGAGTGTATTAACGCATGACGACGTTGAGCGTCTTTTACGCATGGCTCTTGAAGAGACGCCGCCATTAATGGAATCTGAGTTCCTTAATGGAATCTGAGTTCCTATTTGAAAATAAAGATAAAAAAGTTTTGCATTAGTTAATAAGTTGACTTACTAATCACCTATTGCAAACATTGCTTTTACAAAAAATAAAAAGAGTCCCGAAGACTCTTTTTTACATCTTTCCAAAATCTATTCTGCCCATTTTAGCATTGGTGCTTTAGGATCTGCATATACACATTTTGCTTTAATATCATCTAACATGTTGTTATACACCCAATAAAAACTACGTACATATGATGTTTTGCTTTTGTATGCATTCTTAATATCATTAATTTCAATCTTTAGCTGAAAATTCAAGCATAGTGTACTTCATTACTTGTGGACCTGTTGTCCATATAGCAAGATAAACAAGTATTACCCAGTTCATATTTTTTCTCCTATAAACTCTTCTTTTAGCACTTTTAGTATCCTTACTATAACATTATAATATAATGTATTTACAATAAATACTTAAGATGCGGGATAATATACAAATGAAAAAGCAAACAAGAAGCATATTAAATGAGCTTAATAATGTAGTTCACGAACGCGATCGTAAACACGTGATTGCAAACAGAGGTGAAAATATTATTAAAAGTGCTATTCATTTAATTGAAGAAATGCACAAAGCTTATAACAAAGAGTTTGCAAGTAAATTGGAACGTAGGCTGATTAATAGTATTAGACATCGCGATATTAATAGATTTCTACGCGGCATTAAAAGGATTAACGAAGGCAAATGTTAATTAATGAAGTTATAACTCGCATAGTTAGCTCGCCCTGGTATTTAATTGAAGCTAAGGAAGGTAAAAATGTACATCTTGAACATTTAGAAGACTTAGTATTTAACAATGGCTTTGCTGGAGCACAACAAGCATTAGAATATGTAAATGGTGTGCGCGACATGCTTAACCAGGGTGGTAACAAAACTAACGTTACTGTTAAATGGGACGGGCGGCCCGCTATTATTTGTGGAATAGATCCAGAGGACGGTAAATTCTTTGTTGGCACGAAAAGTGTATTTGCGGAAAGCCCAAAATTAGTAAAGTCTAAAAAAGAATTAGACGACTGGTACGGTGGTTTACCATTACATAGCATACTAGGGCAAGCACTTACACTTTTTTCTAAACTTGGCATTGGTGGAGTGTTGCAAGGTGATTTGTTATTTGGCGGAGACAGAATGCCAACACCAGCAGAGATTGATGGAGAACAGTATATTATATTTCGCCCAAACACTATCACATATGCAGTAAAGGAAGGAACAGAATTAGCAGAGCGTATTAAGAAAGCTAAACTAGGTATTGTATTTCATACAACTTATGTAGGAGAAAGCGTAGCAGACATGACAGCGCAATTTGGTGCTAGTATAAGTGGCCTTAACCAAATTTCAGATGTTTGGGTTGAGGATGCATACTACAAGGATTACACAGGTATTGCTACATTAAGTGAGCAAGAAAATGCTTTGTTTGTTAAAAGTATTGCCCAGGTACAACAAACACTCGAGAAAATCGATGTAAGTGCATTTGATACATTTTTGGGGCAAGCAGATTTTGTAAAATGGATTAAACCGTTTATGAATACTAAAGTGCGGCTAGGACAAAGTGTGGGCGATCCAATTGCTTTCTTAAAAGAATTTACTGAGTATTTTAAAGATAAAATGGAAAAAGAGATTGGAGGGCTTAAAGGAGGCGCGGAGTCACCCGCTGCACAAAAACGTCTTGCAAGAATTGCTGAGAAAGAAAAGTTTATAGCAGATAACAGCAATACATTATTAGGCATACTTGCAATATACAAACAGCTAATTAGTCTAAAGCTAATGTTGATAAGTAAGCTTAATAAAGTAGAAGGTATTGGTACCTTCTTAAAAACAGACACAGGTTATAAAGTTACAAATCCAGAAGGTTTTGTTGCTATTGGCCACAAGGGCGATGCTGTAAAGTTAAATGATAGGCTAGAGTTTAACAGAGCAAACTTTACTTTAGCTAAGGAATGGTAAATGAGAATAAATGAAGTAGTATTGCCAGAGAAACAAAGGGTTGATGAGGCCTTTTGGGCTCCTTTCACTGCT